CCCAGCCGTGATTTCCTTCAGGAACTGTTGTGGCATGGCAGAAATATCATCGTACTGAAGCCTGAGAGCTTGAGGCAGGAGATGATTGGTATCTTAAAGGATATGACGAAGAGTTATGAGACGGGCGAATGTCAGAATGGGGAGGAATAAGGGCTTAATGTTTCTCTCCAGAAAAATGGGAAATTCAAGGGTCTAAGCTACATTACTAAAAATCCCGGCAAGAGAATAGCTGCATGCTATCTCCTGCCGGGATTTATTATTTTATGAATCAATCTTTCCCTACTTATGCTTCTGGTAATAAGCAATGCCACGCTTTACATTTTCCTTTACTGCTTTGCTGGAGAAAGTGGCACCCGTAACGCCATCTACCTGAACAGTAGCCGCCTTGCTGGCTTTCATGCCTTTCCATTTGTTGAGCAAACCCTGTTTTACTTTATTGAAGTAGTTGGGAGTCTCCTTGTTGGCAAGCGGCTTGATTTCATATAATCCGCAAAACGAAATGTTCGACAATCGTAAAACGAAACGATGTATTTTTAAAACGAAACGTATTTTTTCTGTTTCCCCTCCATTTATAAAAACAATGTGATTATAATGCCGTTAAAAAGCAATTATAATCACATTGTTTTTTATATATCCTTATATTCCTTTAATCAAAATATTGTGATAATTCCTTTTTGACATCAAAACAAGGACAATACTTCTTCCATTTTCTTGGATCGCTCCCCCAGATGTCCCTGTGCCCCATGATGGTTGCGTGAGGGTATTGATGATGTAACTCTACAAGCAACGACTTTAGAGCTACCTTCTGAGCATCCGTTCTATTATCAACAGGCTTACCTTTGCCATCAATACCGCCCACGTATGCAATATTAATAGCAGTTGAATTATAGCCATACACCCCATTACTCACATCCTTTAAGTCAAGCAACTGATGCACGACTCCATCCGCAGTCACAACCTTGTGATAACCAGGTTTTTTCCATCCTTTAGCCTTGAATTCAGCAAGTAGTTCCTCAACTCCCCACTTCTGATTAGAGGCTGTACAATGAACAAAAATTCTTTCTATTTTCCTCATTTCGCATAATAAAAAATAAAGTAATTAATAACACTACCGAGCAGAACGACAGAATACCTGACAATATCTTCCCACTCTAACTTTGCCAAATGATAGCGTCTGAACTGATTGCACACCTGTACCACCACGTCCGTACAGGCTGGCAGAGGAAAGCCTGTGCTTGCCCCTCCATCATCTTCATCACTGGGATTCTCAGCGTGAAGTCGTTACCTTTTACTATCTTTTTCATAAGCTTATGATTTTGATTCTTCGATTACTTTTTGAACCGCCACAATGACAGCAGGAACAAATGACTTCTCAACGAACTCTTTAATGGAATTCACCTCGTCGTCACTATAATCAGTATCTTTATCTCCGTTCCACATTTTGGTAGAGAGAGCCACGTCAGCAAGACCATGCCTGCCTGTCTGATAGATAGCATTTGCTATTTCCTTACGTAATGCCATCGGTACTTTCTTGTCACTATCGAGTGACAACTGTACCATCACTTCGTCCAAATTCAATTTCATATTTTCTTATGTTTTATAAATTAATATCCATTGTTCTCCATCGTAAAATATCCAGTTTATCTGATAAAATGTACTGTCACCAAATGACGATACACCAGAAGGATTATTCTTTGTCATTATCTGGTCAGCATTACTCTTAAATGTTATATTTCGACCTCTGTGTATTACAACATAATACTGACCGTGTTGAGGATCATCTGGCAAAGTTAGAGTTATATTATTATTCCAATTCGTACACATAACTATAGTGTCGTCATCCCTTAGATGATAATCACTACCAACGGAGACTATGTGTGGTCTAAAACCCCAGACGGTTCCATTTTTGATATATATTGCAGGGGCTCCCAAAAAACTACTACTAACATCCAAATGTATTCCACAAGCTGACGCTGCAAAGACATCAACTCTTATATCAAGCCCACACGATGTAAAACCATGCCTTGCTTTTGATGGATCTATCGCGATTTGAGCATTCGTTGATGAATACACGACATCACCACCAATCGCAGAACCGCTTCCGTATAAAAATTCAAGTTTAGTATCAGATAACTCTAATCTTGTTCCGAATTTATTTATATCAATATTCGTTGCATCTTTCCACGTTCCAGCTATTATAGAGTTTGTATAACCAGTAGGGCTGATTAAAAAGCTTCCAATTTTTCCAGCCTTGGCATTCATGTATCCATCTTTTGACACATAAAATAATGCTTTTGCAGCCGTATCAGCACCAACAAACAACGGAGCATAGGTATCATTCACTTTGCACGCATCTATTTCGTAGTTACCGAAATAACCAACCTTTGTAGTCCCATTCTCAGATTTCGCCCACAGATGCTTAACCTCGATTTTATCAGCATCGATAAAGTTGGAATTAAGCTTACCGCCGATGAACATTGCGGCAGTTTGTCCGTTATTATCAACACGGATTCTATCTCCATACAGCAGCACCTCATCGCTCTTTACCTCGATTCCTGCCTTTTTCAGACTTGCCTTATCCACAAGGTCACTCTTACGCTCGGTGTATTCAGTAACGACTGCACCAACCTCGATTTTCGGCTTCGTGATAGTCACACTCCAGCTCGTTACGTCAGTCTGCTTGGCATTTTTCGGGAACTGGAAGTAGAGTTCTTCAGGAAGTCTATCCTTGAATCGGAAATGCCCCCATACCCTCTGCTGCTTAGACAGCTCTTTGACTTCAACCAAAGCAACATAACCAACTGTCTTTCCGTCATCACCGACCTCGGTCATTGCACCATTCTGCGGTTCTTTGTAGCAAGTGAACTTGGTGTTTGTGACAGGATAACTGACATACACGCCCATATATTTTGCATCGCCTCTTACCTCGAAACTGATAGTATAATCTACGCCGAGCTTGAATGTGCTGCCTTTTATTCGATAGAATGTATTGTAGTCATCAGAACCTATATATGTGAGTTCATAAGCATCACCCACAAGAGCCTTCTGACCCTTCGCCTCAATGACATTACCGCCAACATCAAGCGTCCTGGAATTGTCAATCAAGTTAGCACCGATGATGTCGTAATCGTTTTGTGATAGCGTCCAGCCGCAATAGGTGTCACCTTCCTCGACCATCGGGCGACAAATATAAGCTTCAATCAAACCAGATTCAATGACGCAATATTCATAAAAGTTAAAGGCGATATAATCATACTCTGCATCGGTTGTATCTATAACCGTTGAGAATAATTGCCACTGATTGGGCTTAGGTATAAAACTGTGTGCCGAGAGATATTTTGGCGCTCCCTTTCTTTCATTCGTCCGCTTGTCTATATAGAGTGCTTCGAGGGCTAGATGTCCATTTGCATCATTTGCGAAATACCAGCATGATATAACATACTTCTTACCCTTTGTTATCCTAACACTCTTACCTCCTTGCGAGTCATCCCAGAATACACCAGGATAGTGTATCTTTCCGTTCGTAGTATCATCAATACACCTGATGCAGTTAGTTCCCTGATAACCCGTGTTCATCTCGATTCTTGCATCGTTTATCATACAGTTGTTATCCTCACGCAGGAATGCACTGCCAATAAGCAGATTGCGCCTTGCTATTGACTTCTCACTCACAGACAGGGAGATTTCTCTTGCTGTTTGTTCGATTTCAGACTTTGCTTGAGCCAGCTCGTCTTTAGTTGTAGTGCTATCAAGTCTATTGGACACCTCTTCAAACTGCGACTTATAGCTTTTGTTGTCGAATGCTACAATGCCAGTAAATGCAGCCACATTCACAGCAAACTTTGCCGTAGCGGTATAGGTTATGCCATCTATGTCAAACTCTACATCAAATGAACCGTTAGTGCAAGATACATTTATCGTATCAGTACCAAGGGTTACTTTCTGAGCCGTGATGGTTGATATGTAGAAGCTGTTTGTGTTGTTCAACCTCGAAGCCAGGCAGTTCACCATGTTCTTTACTCCTTTTATCGTGAAGTTTGTCAGCTCATCGTTGCCTCTCAGTACTCTTAGCGTTGTTGTCTTACCTGTGCCTACATTGATAGCCTTTCCGCTGTCGTCTGTGTCGTACGTGATAGTGTCTGGCGTAAGTGTCCATGTGATACTGTCCTTTCCTGGGTTTCCTTTGTCACCCTTATCACCCTTAAGAGTATGCCCCTCTGGGGTAGGACGAGAATTCTGAGGCATAGCAGATTGAGAGTACTGCCCCGACTGCCAAGTGTATCCGTCTTTATATATTTTCCACTCTATTGCAATTGTAGTGATAACACGATACTTACCTCCGCCACGAAGATACAATACTGGTCTGCTGTCATTACTTAACTGTCTATAGCTGACGGGGGAAACCGGGCACCAAGCGTAATTGTCTGTATATATGATTGTCTCGCCAGGCGTTTCGCCCCAACCCGAACGTTGCGTGTCGATATGAAAATCTGCAGAAAAGCCTGCTGAATGAGTTGACCATGAGGGTTTTGTGCCGCTGTTAAGACCAACAGAAACCTTAATGCCGACAAAACCGCCATAAGGCAAAGCCCCGCCCACAACTGGATACCAAACATTCCGGTCATATTCAGCAGCCGACAAGTCTACCCACACATCCTGCTGCCAGTAGTCCTTGCCCTGCGCACCGTCCTTACCATCCTTTATCGCCACAATCGTTATCTGTCCCCTCGCTAATAACACTGCCATACACTTTTTTTTAGTTAATAAAAATAAGGGTGAGGTGCCCTTATTTAGACACCTCACAAGTAAACGTGCCTCTCACTGCCACGTCAGCGTTGGCCACCGTGACGTAAGGCTTGCTCGAAGCATTCACTGCACTTGATGTACCGTTCCAGTTTGTGGCTACACCGCTGGCATTGTACTTCGTCCATTTGTAGATGTAGTTCGATGCATGGTTGCTGTCTGCCTTCACCGCTGCACCATCCTCCACTACCTTGCCATCTTTCCAGAGTCGGGCGTAAAGCTCCGTCGATTGCGCACCGTTCACTATCTTGTCGCCGGTCAGCGAATACACCTCCACCACGTACGGGTCGCTCGCATCGAAGAACGTGATGATAGCGCAGGCCGTATCTGCACCGTCTTTCACCGTACAGCGGAAAGTCTGGAAGTTAAGCACGTCATTGGCGCTCACGTTCAGAGTGCTCACGCCGCCCGAAGTGCTCACGTTGCCCGAAGCCACAGCGTCCCATGTGCCGGCACTGATATTCAGCACCTCCCAAGTCATTGATGTCATGGTGGTGTCCTGCACGTTGCCACGGAAGAACTTGGCTATAGCACGCAGCTTATTGCTGTTGTTGGTCGAGTCGAACGTGTTGCCGTCGGGAGTCTCAATCTGCACCGTCTGAAGCGCACCGCCACTCTTAGCCAGCGAAATGGTCTTGTAGCCGATACACGTTGTCGTAGCTTTTGTCTCCGGGTCTGTGTATTTGCACGACCATTCGATGTTCTTCACGCTGCCGTTCTTGTTGATGTTGTTGGCGAGGTTTAACTGGTATGACTTGCCGCTCACCGGGGTTGCAGCCACACCGTCCACCTTCCACGACCATCCGCTGCAGGCTGCGGTCGGAGCCTGGTCTGTAGCACTGCCCGTCACATATACACGGGCTGTTATCACGTTTGGCCCACTCGCCGAGTAGTTCGGAGTGTACACACCCGTGTCGGGGGTGTAAATCTGAGTCTCGCCCTTAGAGCATTGTGTGAAACACTGCACGGCCTTGCCGTCATTGAGGTCAACGATAGTAATCTGACCATTAGCTAATACTTTTGCCATAATCGTTTGTTTTTTAAAATATTATTATATGTTACTATTAATAGTCTTTGTATCTGATATGCACACACTGCATCCGAATTGTGCTTGTCTATCTACGTCGTCACGTGTTATAAGACAGTTCCGGCCAACCCCCTCATGCAGCGTGTTCCATACAGCATCATCTTCAGCATCAGCCGATTGTCGCCACCACGACCATGAGCTGTTGCTCACGGTGTCGCTTATGTCCTCGCCATTGCGTAGCAGCGTTGCCTTCAGCGTCATTTCGCCCGAACCGTTAATCATCACCGTGCCCGTATCGCTCGTTATCATTATCTGATAAGCCACACCGTCCTCGCCCTTCTCGCCCTTCTGCGCACTCATCACAAGCTGCCAGTCAGCGCTCCCGGGCATAGGCTCACTCGTGCTGCCCTCGGGGTTGGTACACAGCCACACGCCGTTTCCGTGGCTTACCTGGTCATAATAGCTGTAGCTCAAGACCTTCTGCCACTCGCCTCTGTAGTTCACCATGTGCATAGCTTCACCACTCGAAGACACCCACTTAAAGAAACTACTTTTAAACTTCGTTCCATTGGGAGATAGCACGAAAACTTCCTTGTCTTCGTGAGTAAAGTCAGTAATTCCTCTATACCCGACAATGCGAGGGGTATCCGCACCAGTCGTCTCAAGCATGAGAACATTCGTTCTACTTATGCTGCTCTCATCCCCCATTTGTATCTGATGGCCGTCAAGGACAATAGCATCGCCCTCGGCTGGAATGTCACTACCCGGCAGACAATTAGTCTTGGAAAGGATAATCCAGTCGAATTTCTTGTCACCATAGAGGCTATCTCCTTCATCATTCACGATAAACTCGCTTTCAGAAGAAACCGCGACAACGCACCTCCAGTATTCCTTGTTGGATGCGTTGTCGTAAGCTCCAGGCTTAATATTAAAGGTCTGACATCTTGCTTGGTCACCGACTACCCACAAGTTCTGTGTAGCCATTGTTCCATCATCAGCAAGGATATAGCATTTCCAGCCATCACACTCTCTGTTTGTAGATAGAGTATATTCGCCTTTCTCGCTATTATAGACAACTGGCACAACCTTTACAAGCTTACTGCCAGCACCAGAGAGATAAACATTACCTCCGGCGTAAGAAAGCTTCCTTATCTCCAGCTCATTAAAGACAGCTTTTCCCCATACAATGAGGTCTGTAATACTGAGAGAGTACCTACCATTATCGTCCGGTTTGATGCCAAATCCCTGTTGTGAGGCAGAATTGAATCCGTCTGAAGCGATTGAACTTATTATACCATTTCCTCTTCCGTCGAATCCACAGACATTTCCTAAAGAAAAGCCTTGGAGAAGCCGCAGAAACTGCTCAAATTTAACCTGACCTTTTACCACCTGAGGATCCTTTGTCGCCTTCAGACTCAAATACTGCAGTAATATTTCCGCATCCTCACGAAGGTTGCCCGCCTCGGAGGCGTAGGCTGCATTCTGTGCCGATGCTGCAGTACCGGCATAATTTGCCTGATCTGCAACTTCTGCCCGCTTAGCCTTATCGGCCCTGCCAGCGTGCTCAGCTTCAGATATAACTCCGGATATATACTTAGTTGAGGAAGAAGAACCACCCGAACTTCCCGTCTTCTTCGGCTTGCTATAAGTTTTAATTTCTATCATATTATAACCCTTTTATAACACCATTAAAACCACTTTAGAACAACTCTCTCATCGTCACCACTGCAGTACCCTCAGTAAGGTTTCTGTCTATACCCTGCACATAGAACCGTTTGCCGATAACAGGAACACTAAAGATGCTCGCAAAGCTAAGGCCCTTCTTTGGCTCGATGACGTTCTGCGTCATCACCACCCTCGGTTCGTGCCATTCCTGCCAGTACGCATCCACATACAACTTCTCTGGCTTATCCGCCAAGTTCTGGTTGCGGTCATAGATGCCGACAAGTGCATTCTTGGTCGCCTCGTTCTGTGGAGATGATAGTTTCACCGCATTATTTACCCCTAACGCCTTGCACTCCTTCGAGGTGAGCGCGGTGGTAAACCGAAACTCCAGGTCATCCTTTCGGTTGACGAAGTTTTCGCCGGTATCACTCTTATATACGATATCCTTTTCGTCACCTACCGCACCTATCTTTCCGTTATCGCTAACCACCTCTACCTTAAACTCCTTGAGCATGATACTATTGATCTCCTGCAGGAGAAGATGACTATTCTGATACCACTTGGTGTGTCGCCAGAAAGATGGGTGCCTTCTCGTCACTTCATTCCATTCCGCATTCACGGGGCCGAGTATCTTAAACTGCACGCTACCACTTACATGATCAGACATGCGGATAGGTATCGCAGTACCCTCTGCAGTAATACCCTTTGTGTATGGAGCATTCTTGCGGATCTCGAACTCCGTGCCTATAATCTTATCCCTTAACTTCGGATCGATACCGATAGTAAAGCTCTGTGCGTAATACTCATCATCCGATGCACATTCGCTCCGCTCCTTGTATTTCTTCCATACGAAATCATCCGTATCACCTTCACCCTGGCTCGTTCCTCCTACCGCATTCGTGTCGCCCTTCTTGCATTCTACGACACATTTATCGCCGATAATGAGCATACAGGAGATAAGACCCACTCTCTTGATGGTATCGGTAGCAACACCTACGGCGCTATAGTTATATTCACGATCCTGAGGACCCGTGCCCGTGTAAGGGTAGAAGGTATGAGCACTGTCTGTATAATTGGTATTGTCATACCACGGTTCTTCGTTCCATCGTTCGGAACGCCAGTACTTGCGGGTATAGTACCTTCCGTCACCATTATTGCGGCTCGGCACGGTTTTATGCCAATAAGAATTGGGATGCATAGAGTTCACACTCCAGTAATCAACATTCATCATGTGACCAAAGATATCCGTAACGTTCATTACAGGATTAAGGATCATTTTGCCGCTGATCACGATATAATTTATCGTATCACTATCAGCAGGCGAAAAAGTACCTCCACTCTTGTTTCCCGTATATTCCGCCACAGGGCACGACGCAAGAATCTCTTCCTCGGTTGGGTGTCCACTTCTGCCTATAGTAGAAATGATCAGATAGTTATCCATACTCACCGACGTAACGAGGGAAGACGTGTTGCCGCCATTTTTGCGTTCTATCTTGCCGAAAGCACACACACACGCACCGATACCGGCAGTAAGACCATTGTTCAGAATATCCTGCTGCTTGGTTCCGTCTGCGGGGTATTTCTCGTACATATCTATACGACTGCCTTTTTCTATTCCGTAGAATTTCCAGTTCGTTACAGCCTTAGGCCAGCAGAACCAGTCCACCTGACTTGCATCCTGCCAGTCTGTCCTTCCTATTCCCGTCGTCATGGTTTTCATAGCGTTATAGGCGGTTTCTCCTTCGCCTTCAGCTATATACTCGGTCATGTATTTCTGGAAGTTACCTGCAGCAACTAAGGACTCGTCATCGAGCGGACTTTCTATCACATCATCCACTTCTGTCACATTATCAGTAAGCAGCAACTCATTGTATGTTTCTCCGATGCTGATTTTCGTATCACAGTCAGCCACCTCGATATCCTTACCGACACGGTATGTAGGTATCTTGATACTCGTTATGCTGACACTGTCTATTCCGTAAAGGCTTAAGGAAGAATTTTTCCGTATCGACTCCCAGGAGAATATATAGAAGGTAGTACCTTCCTGCACGATATGCAGATTGAGATACTTCAGTATTTCGTTGAGCACGTCTTCCTGCGTCCACATATCATCCTCTTCATCGCCAAAGAACAGCAGTTCGTTGATACTGGTGTTCTGGAATATATTATAAAATTCATCACCATTATCACCAGGCAATACCTTCGAACCGTCATACCAAATCGGGAACGCACCAGCCATCCAATAATTCGCCGCATCGCTCACGTCGTTTAGTATCTCTGTAACGATGTCGTAGAACGTGCGCTGCGCAGCCTTACCTTTGAGTACATCATAGAGGACCGCCGCGGCTCCCACATTCCGATAGTTGGAATAAGAGAGTGCAGAAAGGCAGTCGATGCAGGTCAGCTCCACCTCGTCATAGTCTTCATTATAACCCTGACTGAATGCCTGAGGCTCGATATACCCCACAAAAATACTTTCATCATTCCGAAGGATATTCACCACAGCATCACGACAGGAACTGCAGAAGAAGTCCGGCACAAAATTCTTGCACAACAGGCGTACACTTGCCTGATAGCACAGTATATGATCAAAGGTGTCGTTTACCTGAGAGGTAATCTCTACAGGGTCATCGGTAAAGAAAATGCCATCCTCTTCATTACCGATTTCCACACTTTGAGAATCATCACCATTCGTAATGATGATTACCGTAATCTTATCTTCCCGATTATTATAAAAATCTCCTTCAAAAAGCATAGTCTCTAAATTTTAATGTTACTACGTCGGCGGTTGCTTCTCGTCTCGTTTGCTACCGCCATCACAATATCACGTCCACGGAGTCGGCCATTAATGCCAAGTGTTGCACTTATGCCGCCACCGATGCCCTGCAGCCCTGCAGTATTCACCGACACACCCTGCACTGCTGCGCCATTGGCAATGGCAAAGAGGCGGGCCTGCTGGGCTGCGTTCAGGATCATCTCGCCAGAGTTGACCCTTACCAAGACCTTATCGCCCGATGTCTGATTACCGCCAACAATACCACCAGTGGCAAACTGACTGATGGTGGATATGATGCTCGTAAGCTGTGCCGTACCCGATATACCGAAAGCGAGCCAGTCTATCCAGGTCTTACAGGTACTCATGGCCTGTGCGAAGGAAAGAACAAACTGGCCGATGGCTGCCGCCATCATACCCGCCTTGGCCGCTGCTGAGTCTCCACCCAACTGCTGCAGGGCAGAACCCAACATCTCGCAGCTGGCTCCAGCCGCTGCCATACCCTTGGCGGTAGAGTCACTTATGCCGTTAATATCAGCCAAGCCTGTGCGCACACTTTCAAAACTACTTATATCAATATTAAAGAGCGAAGAGATATGATCATAGTCTCGTTCCTTGGCTTCCACCTCCGTATTGATGACGAGCGGCTTATCCAATAGCTTTTGGCGCTCCGCCTCTATCTCTTCGTTCAGCTGCGCAGTCAGATTGCTTGCAAACGTCTTCACGTCAAGTTTCGGAACATCCTCGATACCGACATCCACCTTCAGCATATATAGCTGGCGCTGGAGTCCTTCTATCTCTGCATTCAGAGCACGGGCGGTCGCCTTGCTGGCTGTGGCGTTGAGCTCCTTCTGCTTCTCGTTGATTTTCTCCTCATACCAGTCGATGCTACCTTCTAAGGCTTTCTTGTCCTCAGTTACTACAGGAGTATTCCCCGTGTTGGTATTACCGCCGCCTCCAGCATTACCGGTCGAACCGGTTGAGGTATTAAGAGAAGGAGGTGCAGCACTATACCCTGCAGTATGCTTATAGCTGATATTCTGGTTCTGCTTGACAAGGGCTTCCATACGCTTCTTGATGTTCTGCTCCTGTTGATACAGATTAGTCACCACTTTGTCTGCCTCTGCCTTCTGACTGGTGCCTGCCTTAGTTACGTACTTATACCACACACCGCCCTGAAGAAATGCACCAAGGTCACCCTTTTGCGCCTTTACCTTCTCTTTCTGGTTTTCCGCACTAAACTTCTTGGTACGTCCGTTTTTATCGTGCGTATAGTCGTATCGTTGCTGCTGCAGGTCGGCTGCCTGGTTGGCAAGGTTGCGGATAGTAATCTCATTGATCATCTGATTACAGTAAGCCTTAGAGTTGGCGGTAAGCGCCTGATACCATTGGCTCACGGTAGAGTAGTAGCCCATCGCTTCGCCATACTTGGTGTTCATCTGCTGCACCATCGCCTTCTCCTGTTCCTTGCTCCCCTTGAAGTTCTTCAGGGCAGCGATATTCTGCATCATCTCGCTGCGCACGCTCGCTATCTGTTGTGACGTCTGTTGATGAGCCATCTTGGTTTTCTGCTCTGACTCCGAAAGCTTATCTACACTCTTGGCAGCATCGTCACTGCTATTCATGAGGTAGTTGATAGCTTCAGTAAGTGCCACAATAGCGATACCTACACCTGTAGAGATCATCAGGCTTTTTATCGCGACTCCTAAAGCTCTTGTCGCTACAGCCGCAGTTGTAGCTCCAACCGCTTCTCCAGTAAAGGCAGCCTGTAACACTCTCGACACTGCCACCGCAGCTACTTTAGCCTTACTGGCGGCAGTTGTAGCAACCGACACGAGATTGGTAGTAATAGCAAGCGATTTCATGGAAACGATAAGCTGTGTAGTTGCAGATAGCGTTACCAGAGCCTGTGAAATGAAATTGATAAATGGCAGTGTATTACCTATACTTGACTGCACCATATCCCTGAACTTGCCTAATTTGTTGTTTAGCATCTGCAGCGTTGCCGCTCCTGTACTCGACATAATCCCGAAAACCTTATCGATGGTGCCGGCACTATTTTTCATATCTGCGACATTCTCTCTAAATTTCTCCGCCAGTTTGCCTGTCAGTGGAGTAAGAGCACGAAGACTTTCTGCGCTCCCGAAGAGCTTTCCATATATCTCCTGTTCCAGCATACCGCTTGATGCTGCGTATTGTTTCACGCTCTTATCAAGCGAAACCAAAAACTGCTCCATACCTCCAGCCGCCTTGATACTGGCAGCATCAAACTGAATGCCCATCTGTTGCGCCATCTCCGCAGCCTCACTCGAAGGCTTGATAAGAGCAGTAAATATAGCCGCTAACTGAGTACTTACCTCGGCTGTATTACCAGATACATTCGTCAGCGTACTGAAGGTGGCCATCAGTTCATCAACACTTACACCAAGCGTGGAAGCTTGAGAGGTAACACGTGGTAGGGCTTGCGCTAATTCCCCAAACGAGGTAACACCATTCTTGGCGGTAAGCTGTATCTTATCCTGAATAGAACCGGCAGCATCCCAGTCTAATCCGTAGTTCTTGATAATGTTAGAAGTAACCTTTACCGTCTCACCAAGGTCAGCAAGACCACCCACAGAAGCACGGGCCGACTTATTAAGGAATGTAATCCAGTTATTCTCGGGTACACCATTTGAAATAACCTGATAAAGACCGTTTGCAAGTTCATCACGTGCAACAGGTATTTTTCCTGCCAGTTCCGAAACCTGATCCTTTAAATTTGCAAGCTCCTGGCCACTCTTTCCTGCCATGGTATTAGCTGCAGCCATCGCACCCCCAAAGCTCCGGCTTTCCTCTGTGACGTCATTAAGGTAACCGGACAACTGAGCAAAACCATCAGAAACACTTCGTACCGTCTCATTAATCTGGTTGTATTTAATGAGCGAATCCCTAAGCTTATCCGATTCTGTCTTTGTATTCCCAATGGCTTTCTGTAACTCACCTACGTCCATAGTCACCTTTTTAACGACATCCTTGCCGTCAACTCTAAGATTTAATTTAAAAGTTACCTCTTTTGCCATAATAATTTTATTAAAATATTTGGATTATCCGATTCTTTTTCCTATATTTGCAGCGTGTTTATATTATACCCAAAGATTATGAAGAAGAGTAAAAATAAAAAGAGATCCTGGGGTATTCCTTGGGGCTGGATTACATTTATTAATGTAGTCATCGGTATTGTTGCGTGCAACGAATACTTCACTCTGAATCCATCAGCCGCTTCTGTATGGGGAGACATCACGGTCTGTTCGATGCTGTCTCTGTGTATAACAATGCCTATCTGGTTTATCAGACTTATACACAGACTTTGCAAAAAACTTGATGGACCATCAGGTTATACGCCATGGTGGTATGGCGGTCTATAGCCCCGCCCGCTTCTTAGCTGCCCGATACCTCTCCATGATTTCCTCACGACTCATCGGCTTTTTGTTCTTCACTCCTTCCTCTTCACTCTTCCCTCGTTCCTCCCACGGGAACCTCATGATGTCCTGTGGCGTAAGCTTCGACTTAGAGTAAGGCTGCATACTGCAGAGACACTGCATCCTTATGCGTTCCCACCTGCCTCGCTCTCTGCTTGTCTGCATCTCATTCCATGCCTCATACGCTGTGTAAAACTCCGAAGGGGTGCATCGGCAAAAGTCATCCATACTCATACCAATACACCCCATCGCAATACCCAGCAGATGTTCCACATCCGTAGGCTCATATTTCTGCGAGTCAGAGTCTATGGCTTCGTCTCTGCTTTTTTTTTCTCACTCTCTTCGTTCATTGCCGCATTCCAGGCACTCACGTCGTCCGGAGTGATCAGACAACAGAAAGTCTCGAAATCGACATCAAACTCCACTCCGTCGGCCTTACAGGCGCTCACGATGCAACACCACATGAACATGAGCAGTTCTTCTATGTCGTTGCCATCCATGTCGCTCACGTCCTTCTGAAGGTTTCTCTTAAACAGAAGCATCGCTCCCATCGAGAGGCGGCAAGGCAATTCCCTGCCGCCTACATTGATCATCGTTTTTTTCATTAATACACACAAATTTGAAATCAGTCTCTTTTAACTCAATTATTTAGAATGTACTGTAGCGCTGCTCGCACCGGACTGCAGACCAGTAGTCTGCTTCTCTACCTTGCCGTAGTTCTCCAGCTGCACGGTGTACTTGGCATCATCGCCCGCCTGGCCGTCCAGATCGAGAGAGGTAATGATGTACTTGCCCTTATATCCGCCAGCCGTCTTTCCGGTACGTTTACCAGCTTCACGGATATTGTAGCTTGCAGTGACAGGAGTACCACTCAGCATCAGGTCCTTCAGCTGGTCATAAGTAGGAGCACCCGAATCAGCGTCCGTACATACCAAGCCGTCGGCAGAGATACTCTCCGAGAAACTCTTTACGTACTTCTCTTTCCACTTCGCACCTGCAGCCTCCTTGGTCATACGTTCACCCGTCTCAGCCGAGGTGGTAATCTTACAACCTGTACTGAAGGCCAATGCGCCATCATTCACGGAGAGGATAAGATCAGTACCGTCCAATATATTTTCCATATCAATACTTTTTATGATAACTTACTAATAGATAGCCCACAAGGGCTACCCCTAACCACACACAAATCAATTTTATCAACGAACCTTTGCTACATTCGGGAGGTTTCTTCTCTTCCACGCTTTCTACGCTATTATAATTGCTTTCTAACGCCGTTCGCTTGATCTTAGAAGAAGAATTTACCGAAGTAGAACAGGAGTTATTTTCACCTTCGAGTATAGCTTGAGCTTTCGCCGTGCCATATCCCTCGATGCGATACCCGCCGCTATCCAATGGCTTGATGAGCCACGTCTGCTGCCACTGCTGGTCAGTCGTCAGACTTTCCGTCGTCTGACCCATCGTTCGCGCCGTGTCTCTGCTTACGCTGCTGTCTTGACTTACGCTGCTTACCTGTTGCATCTGCTGCGTCTGGGTCACCATCGTCTTCTTGGTTCTGCAGCTCACTACTGACAGGACAAGAAGCGCGATGAGGACAAAGCTGAATAGCTTCGATAGCCCGTGTGAGCCTATTGAGTGCATAGCGGGTGCGGGCGTTCTCCCTGTTGAGTTCCTCGATAGCTTTTGCATTATCTTCTGCTGCATCATTCAGTTCTTTTTGTTTTGCCAGGAGTTCCTTGCTCACGTCGCCATACATCTCCTTGAAGGTGTCATGTATGCGCTTCGCCTGCTCGGCCTCCTTTACCTTTCGATTGGCTATCCAGACGATGGCAGCACCGATGCTGCCCGATGGGATAGCCCACTGCAGTATGTTTAGTATGATGTCTGTCATCGCCTTTCAACCATTTTAACTAATAACTAACCTATAATATGATGAAGATTTGAAGTCTTCTTTTTAAGCCTGACAGCCGCTGTAGATGACACCGCCGGCATCCTCCTTCTTAGGCATGCAGATGAAGTAATGACGGTAAGAAAGAAGGTTGCGCTGCTGCTGAGGATCATTCTCTGCAGGGCTGTAATACATCTTGGTAGAACCTGTGGCCTTGAACACGCGGGGTACGTAGAATGCGAACGAGCACTGGAACTCGCCAACCTTAGGCACTGCACCCAATGCGTTCTTCGTACCGGTAGTGCTGTAAGTAGGACAAGCGCCGTACTCATAGATATCGAAGCCATAGAGGTGGCCTACAGTACCGTCGTTGCGGTTGATGTTATACTGCTCCTTGAAAGCCTGTTCGGTCTCCAGAAGGTCGTTCACGTGGTCTGTACAGAGCACCAGGCGGCGGTCAGTCACAGGCACGCCTAATGCGTCAAGTTTACGCTTCAGGGCCACAACGTCGTCAATGCAGAGCTTGATGCGCTTGGTGACGGGATCCACCGTACCTGAAGTCTTCAGTACAGGAGTACTGTCTGTATTCTTGGTAGGGCAGAGTGCATGGGCAGCCTTGGCGTACTTGGCATCGTTGAGTGCATTGGCACAGCTTTCCTTTACGCGTGCCATCTTGTCGTAAGATAGCGCATACAGCTCATCGTCGGTCACTGGTACCACCTTGGTCTGGAACTTGTCAAGCGAGAAGGTCTTATCGCCGTCCTTCAATTCCTGGACAGCCAGGGGGTATGTGGTGTTATTGACGAGAACCTGCGGGTCAGCACCGACATCTACGAGATGGATCACGTTGTTGTTGACGATTGAACTCTGGTCGGGCACACCGTTGAGCCATGCTGCGTCCAGTTTTCCACGCAGAGCCCTGATCAGCTCACCCGTCCATACTTCGGTCAGCACGCCATCACATGCCGCATCCTCAGGCATAAAACCAGGGAGAGCAATAGCAATAAGACAAGCCACAGCTGCACCACCCATAGGGCTGCAGCCCAATAATGAAGCAATAACTCCACCTACAATGGCATTGAAAAGCAATGCCGATGCAATCTTGATAATTGTTTTCTTATTCATAGTTATATCTTTTTTTATCTTTAAAAGGCAAGAATGCTCTTTTTACCTTTTTACCTTTTTGCTTTTTTACCTTTAAACATTACGCTGGCTCAAATCCATACTCCGCCTTGTAGAGGCGCACGAATTCGTCGTGGTGGTTATCGTGCAGATCCATCATCACGTTGGCTGGCACGGCACTCAGCTTCTCGTACTTCGAGTAGTCTTGTGGTTCTGCCACGATATTACCCTTGTCGGTTCGGTGCAGGGTTGCCGTAATCTTGCCCTGTGGCTGCATGGCCGACAACGTGATATTCAACTGATCCAGACCCAACTTCTTGCCTAACTCTATGAAGTGTTCCTTCATGCCTGCAGCAAGTCGTTTCTCTGTAATGGCAGTTTCCACCGCACGGGTAACAGCAGCCAACTCCACAGCCTGCTGCTGTGCCTGGAGCGTCTGTACCTGAGTCTCCAAGGCGGATGCCTTACCTGCCGCGAGACAGAGACTCACGAGCTTCTGATTCACTTCTTCTTCCGTTGCGGTCTCCTTCAGACCCAACTTGATCGCTAAATCTTTTAATTCCATTTCTTTCTTTTTTAATGGGGTTTTACTTACATTATCTAATAGAGGAAGAACACCATCAATGGAGTCCCGTCCTGCAGAAAGTGAGATTGTCTTACCTTCATGAGTGAGCACGATGGCATCATCATTGCCACCAATATCTACTACACTCACCTCGATGAGTTTCGATTTCGTCACCGTCGGTCTCTGCTGACCCTCGGCGAGCAACTGCTTATCGTCGCTCATCTCCAAGATCTGGAAGTTCGCGCTCACCATTTTCACGCTACCGAACTCCCATTGCTTCTTCAGTTGCTTAGACAGTTCCGTGGCCTCGTCAAACACCAGCTCGCCCGTTACGTCCTGACCTTCCACCTTCAGATCCTTCACCATACCCACCACCTTGCCACGCTCGTGCATGTAGAGTAGCACCGGGTTGCGCTGATACTGCGCCAGATCTATACCTGGTGTAAGAATTCGGGTGCCGTAGCAGTTCACGCTCTCATTACTGATTCTTACTCGTTTACCTTTGCTCATATCTTTTTTACCTTTTTGTCTTTAAAAGCAAGAAGGCTCTTTTTACTTTTTTACCTTTTTACTTTTTTACCTTTAAAAGTTTTTTTCGGATGCAATATTACTAACTTTTCGCATAACCTCCAAAAAAGTATGAAATGGTTGCACACTTCTATGAAACCGCTGCACACTATTTTTGCAGATTACCCAAAAAGTCGCAATTTTGCAATACCAAACCCGCAAGGCATCAAGCGCCTCCGTGGTTTTCTATTCACATTATAATAACATTCGAATATGACAAAAGCAGAATTAGAACGCAAGAAGAACCTCGCCCGAACCCTCTATATGGCGGGTAAGGAACAGGCAGAGATAGCCGAGCAGATTGAGGTATCCAGAGTGACAATATCCAAGTGGGCCAACACGGAGGGATGGAAAGAGCAGCGAGCCGCCAAGAACGTGACACGACCGGAGCTGGTCAACAAACTCCTCCTTACCATCGACACCCTTATCAGTCAGGTAAACGAATCCGGCGACCCGGACAAGATATCCGGATTAGGCGACCGATTAGCCAAACTCTCGTCCGTTATTCAGAAACTCGACAAGAAAGCCAACGTAGTGGATGCTATCGAGGTGTTCATGGCCTTCAGTAAGTGGATGCAGTTCCGCGCACAGACCGACCCAAACATCACACCCGAACTCCTCAAGACATTCAACTATTACCAGGATCTCTTCATTTCCGACAAGATGAATAATGGCTTCAGTTGTGAACTCTAAGGTATAATAATAAAAGCAAAGAAGGATGGCAACACTATCAGAGAAAAAACAGGCCATCGAGGCATGGCGGGAACATTGCAAGCAGATAGCAGCGCTTACCGACACCTCGCTCATGGCTCCCGAAAGCAAGACGGAGCGAAAGAAACGTATTGCTTCCCTGCAGAGGGACTATGCTGCCTTCTGCGAATATTATTTTCCTCACTTCCTGCAGCTCAAGGATAAGACCACCGGCAAGGTACTGCGCACCATCCACAATGCGCCGTTCCACAACCAGGCAGCCCGCAAGGTGAAGTCCACACCCAATCTGAAGGCGGTATTCATGTGGCCTCGTGGTCACGCCAAGAGTACCCACCTGGACGTTTTCCTGCCCCTGTGGCTCATGTTTCAGCCTCTCAGGCTCATCAACTTCATGGTCATCGTGGGCAAGAGCGAGGACGCTGCCTGCCGACTATTGGGTGATATCCAGGCTGAGTTAGAATACAACGACCGTCTCAAAGCGGATTTCGGAGAACAGAAGCCCTCTGGCGGCGACTGGACCGACGGCGAGTTCAAAGCACAGTGCGGCGTCAAGTTCCTCGCCTGCGGACGTGGTCAGAGTCCTCGTGGTCTGCGCGACCGTGAGGCACGTCCTGACTATATCGTCATCGACGACCTCGATGATGATGAACTCTGCAAGAACGAGAAGCGTGTCCGTGAACTTACCTCATGGGTCAAGTCAGCCCTCTTCGGATCCTTGGATGTGGGGCGTGGCCGCTTCATCATGGTGGGCAACCTTATCTCCAAAAACTCCGTGCTCTTCAACATCGCCCACACCAAGGGCGTATTTCTCTCCAAGGTGTATGCCGTGGACAAGAACGGCGACCCTACATGGCAGGAGAAGTGGACACGCGAGGAGGTGGATGCCTACCGTGAATTCGTGGGCTACCGCGACTGGAACAAGGAGATGATGCACAACCCTATCAAGGACGGTACCATCTTCCGACACGAATGGATCAAGTATAAGCGTATGCCGAAGCTCTCGAAGTATGATGCCTTAGTCTGCTACACCGACCCGTCCTGGAAATCGACTACCGAGAACGACTACAAGGCGTGCCGCCTCTGGGGAAGCATCGGCAGGGAACTGCACATGATAGACTGCTTCGTGCGTCAGGACACCACGGGCGCCATGGTGAGATGGCTCTACAATCTCTACGAGCGAAGCTTGGAAGAAGGCGCAAGTATCCAATTCTACATGGAGGGAAACCTGATGCAGGATACTGCCCTCGATGAGTTTGCTGCAGAAGGTGACCTACGCGGCTACCAGCTACCTATCACGGCCGACAACCGCAAAAAGCCCGACAAGCTGCAGCGTATCGAGTCCGTAGCTCCACTCTGGGAGCGTGGTGTGGTATTCTACAACGAGGCACTCCGAGACTCCGAGGATATGCAGGTAGGCATCGACCAGACGCTTTCGCTCGAACATGGCAGCCGTGCGCACGATGACGCACCCGATGCCGACGAGGGCGCCATCTATATCCTCCAGAAGCAGGGCAGAGTAGCCGCCTTTGTTCCGAGAATAGTCAAGAGAATGCGCCCAAAGAATTCATGGTAAAAAACATTTCTAATTTCTCATTTCTAATTTCTCATTAAATCATGAGTTTCATCACGCAGGAAGATTTTAAGGTCGTGAGCAGCGAAGCTTCGCTCAAGGCCATCACGGGTGCTGACCCGGATAACATCAGCAACGCCATCGCGGAGGCACAAGAAGAGGTAGCCTGTTATCTGCGCCCTAAGTATGACACCGACCGCATCTTTGCCACCGAAGGCAACGATCGCAACCGTCAGCTCGTCATGTACACCGCCGATATTGCGCTCTACAATATGATTGCATCGCTCCCCAACCGTATGGGCAACGAGACCCGCAAGGAACGTTACGAGCGTGCCATCAAGTGGCTCGAGGGGGTACAGGCGGGCAAGATAGTGCCAGACCTACCCATCGCTACAGACGAAACTGGCAGCGACATCTCGCAAGGCGGAGTCTTAGCATACGGCAACGGTCCCGACCGCCACAGCTGGTAAAGTATTAGTCGGAATAATAATCGGCAAGAAGGCTCTTTTTACCTTTTTACTTTTTTACTTTTAAATTAAACATTAAACGAAAATGGCAAGATTGAACATAAACAGAGCCAAAGACCGCATAGAGGATGCCTGGAGAGCATTCCTCGGCAAGCCACAGCTCTGGAGAACTAAATATGGTGACATCGAACTGGTAGGCAAGAACAACCGCCGACAGGTGGAAAGCATCATCGCCAAACTGCAGCGTACCACCGAGGCACTCACCAAGGGCGACATACAGAAGTGGCGACGTGCGTGGCAACTCGCCATCAGCGTGGAAAGCCCCAACCGGCAGGCGCTCTACGACATCTATCGCGACACCGAGATAGATGCCCACCTCTCTGGCTGTATCGACCAGCGAAAGGGCTTCGTCATGTCTCGCTCTTTCAAGTTGGAGGACAAGAACAGCACACCCAACGACGACCTCAACCACTTCTTCGAGCAGGAATGGTTCGTGGAGTTCTGCCGCCTGGTACTCACCACTCCCTACTGGGGACACTCGCTCATCGAACTCGGAGACCTCGGTACCGATGGAGACGGATGCCTCGCTTATAGCAGCGTGACGTTGGTGGACCGCAAGTACGTCATACCCGAGCACCATCGCGTCATCACCGACCTCGGACAGGACTGGACTACGGGCATCGACTACCACGAGCCGAAATGGTTCGGCAATCTCATCGAGGTGGGCAGACCCGACGACCTCGGCCTCTACCTCAAGGCTTCACTCCACTGCATACCTAAGAAGAACGTGTTGGCAGCATGGGACGTCTTCAGCGAGATCTTCGGTATGCCGCTGCGCGTTGCCACCACCAGTTCCAGGGATCAGAAGGAGGTGGACCGTATCAGCGACATGATGGCGCGCATGGGTCAGGCTGGCTATGCCGTACTGCCTACAGGCACAGAAATCCAAATCGTAGAAAGCGCCAAGAGCGACGCGTTCAACGTTTACGACAAGCGTGTGGATCGTGCCAATTCTGAAATCTCCAAACTTATCATAGGCCAGACCATGACCATCGAGGACGGTAGCAGTCTCTCGCAGAGCCAGACCCACCTGAAGGTGTTTGAAAACTTAGTGGAGAGCGATGCCAAGTTGCTCGCCAACACCATCAACAACCAGCTGATTCCTCGCATGATTAGCCACGGTTTTCCTCTGCAGGGTTATCACTTCGCATGGGATGACAGTCCGAGCTATACCCCGGAGCAGCAGATGGAGTACGAGAAGATGATAGCCGACCGATACGAGGTGGACGGCAAGTACTTCGCCGACAAATACAATATGCCCGTAGGTGAACGCATCCAGCAGCCTTCACTCTTCGGCAGTGAACCTGCAGATCCAAAGGAAGACCCAAAGGACAACAAAAAGGACCTGAAGAATTTTTTCGACTGAGCCCCGAAGCTTACGAGGGGCTACACTCGAGATACAAGGAGATACTGAAGGGCATGGATGCGCCCGACGCTATCCAGCTCATGGGCGATAAGCAGTGGCAGGAAATCAAGTCGCGGCTCACTGGTAAGTTCAACAAGATGATGAAGGGCCTCTTCCGTCAGAAGGGAGCGCAGCTCGACATCAATATCCTGGCAAGCGACGAGGCGCAGGAATTCATTACCACCCATGCGGGCATCCTTGATGCTGGCTTTCAGAAGGTAGAGATGAGCGACAAGATGCGCGAGCGGCTTACCCGCTCCAATTACATCTTCTCGGGCATCAAGACGTTCCACGAGCTCAACGAGGCTTTCCCTTCCATGCTCGATGAGAATGGCAATAAAAAGCCGTTCGAACGCTTCCTGAATGACGTCCAGAAAATCAACGACACCTACAATGCCAACTATCTGCACGCCGAATACAACTTCGTACAGGCTTCTGCCACCATGGCGGCGAAGTGGGAACAGTTCAGCGAGGATGGCGACCGATACAACCTGCAGTACCGCACGGCCAAGGATGACAAGGTGCGCCCGGAACACGCTGCCCTCGATGGGGTGACACTTCCCATGAGCGACTCTTTCTGGGAAACCTATTACCCGCCGAATGGATGGAACTGCCGCTGTACCGTAGTACAGGTGCGCAAGCAGAAATATCCGGCCACAGAGCACGCTGAAGCCATGAGTAGGGGCGAGGAAGCTATGAACGGCGAACGATACAATATTTTCCGTTTCAACAGTGGCAAGCAGGGCAAAACCATGCCCGACTACAACCCTTACACCATCAAGCGATGCAATGACTGCGATGTGGCGAAGGGGAAACTGAAGCTTGGGTTTGTGCCCGACTATCAACTTTGTCAAGGTTGCATAATGATCAGAAAGTGTAGCGAAGACAGAAATAAAGATAATAGTGCCAAAGCTACTAAAAAATCACCAGAGGTTAAGAAGTTACAGGGCACAACAATCTCTAACCCTGACTTTAATCACGAAGTACTCGTTACTGGTGGTTCTATTAGGGAATGGACAAATCAGCCGCATAAAGAGTATGCCGCAAAGAATAGTATCCTAAAACATATCGCCAAAGTATTCCGGGAGGCTAATTACATAGGATTTATCGATAACTTCAAGAAGAAACCAGGCGTAAAACAGTCACATTTATTTGAAACAAACGTCTTAGGAGAATTATCCTGGATTATCGTTAGAGAATATGAAATTGGCGAATTTGTTCTCCATAGCATTTCTGATAGCGATAAAATAAAGACAGGAATAAGAAAAGAGTAAATTTTAAAGCAACTACTCGGAGCTACAATCCGAGATCGCCCTAAAACCTACTCTTTCCGCTGCAAATATACAATAAACTTTTTAATCCCGCAAGAAAATGAGCAAGAAAAATCAAAATTATGATGAATTTATAGAAAAATTCAAGCCAAAGAAGACTACGGACGACTGCTATACCCCCCCCGTCTGTGTATGAAGCGGTACTTGGCTGGGCACTCGATCACCTCGATATTGGCGACCGCCCTGTGGTACGCCCGTTCTATCCTGGAGGAGATTTCGAGCACTTCGACTACCCCGGCAACTGCGTAGTGATAGACAACCCTCCGTTCTCCATCTTCTCGAAGATTTGCGACTGGTACGTAGAGCGTGGCATACCGTTCCTTCTCTTCGCACCAGCCATGAGCAGCATCAGGAAGAACGTCACCTATATCGGTGTATCATGTACTATCACCTACGAGAACGGGGCGAATGTGAATACCGCATTTGTCACCAACATGATGGGCGATATCATCTGCACCACTGCTCCCGACCTCCACGAATCCGTAAAGAAGGCCAATGATGACAACCTGAAGCAAAGCAAGAAGGCCATCAGAAAGCTTTCTTTCCCTGACTGCGTGCTTCGGGCCACCACGCTGCACACCATGAGCCGTGCGGGCGTTGACTTCTGTATTAAAAGAGAACAGGGCTGTGTGGTCGGTCAGGCGTGTGAAAGCAAAAATGGCGAGTTCGGAAATTCTATCCTGCTATCCGATACTGCTACAGCCAAGAAGTTGACAGCAGAGAAGTTGGCAGCAGAGAAGTTGGCAGCCAAGAAGTTGACAGCAGAGAAGTTGGCAGCAGAGAAGTTGGCAGCAGAGAAACTGACCCTCACGGAGAAATCCAAGGCAATTATAGCACAGCTGAACAGCCCCTATTAAGGCTGGGGCCCTATCCCTACTACCGATGAGCCTCAGTCTCTATTAGGGATGGAGCCTCGTCCCTATAGGGATGCAAAAACAATATTCTAACGGTGTTTTATCACCATTATATTCACATTTTAATCTTAAAAAGCAAATGATCAATTACAGTATTGCAATGCTGGGTAACCCTGCCAGGAAGCAGGACCCAAAGAAAGCCTACGGTGTGGCTCAGTACACCGAGAAGATGACGCTCAGCGAATTCAGTGAGCATATCTCAAGCCACGGCAGCACATACGATGCAGAAGACGTGGAAGCTATCCTCGGAAAAGCCGTGAAGTGTCTGCGCGAAATGCTCTTAGCCGGCAAGAAAGTGGAGTTGGGCAAGCTCGGAGAATTCTACGTCACCCTGCACGGCAAGGGCACAGAACTCGCTAAGGACTACAACCCTGCCACCTGTGTGGAGAAGGTAAACGTGGTGTGGACTCCTGGCAGCCTCTTCGAGAACCTGAAGAAGGAAGCAGCCTTCAGCTTTGTAGCAAGCCGCAACGAACAGGCAGAGGCTAAGCGAAAAGCCAAGGCGCAGAACGGCGGCACCAATTCTGACAATACATCTAACCCCGGAAACAAAGAAAACCCGGACAACAAGGAGAACCCAGACGACAAGGGTAATACCGAAAATAAGGGCGACACCGGCGACACCGGACAGGACAACGGAGGCGAGGATAATGAGTTATAATCCTCATATAGACATGGAAAGGGCTGCACCACGCTTGGTGCAGCCCTTCGTTTTCACACATATCCGACATAGTGAAACACAAAAATTAAAAAAATAAACCTAATAACTTAAAACAATCGAAATATAATATCTAAAAATAAGCGTATGCTCTTACCACGTTTTTAAATACTTTACCTTAAAGACATCCACATTCTCGAGCAGTTCCATGTGGCTGTGATTGGTGTCTGTCATATAAGGATAGCTCACCTGATACTCAGCCCTCGTCTCTATGTTCTGCAGGGCTTCCCAGATACTTTCTCCTATCTCGAAGGAGGCATGATAGGCTTCATCATTCCAGTCGGTCACCAAGTGGAGCCTGAGATCTCCACTTCCTCTCACACACTTCCCGAAGTCTGTATTCTTCACCACGTCCCAGCTGATTGTACCGAACTCCACGAACACCGCAGGACGTCCCCATTCACTTTCCTCATCTACAAAGGCGACATTCTCATTCCACAGGTCTATATGCTGCACTGCAGGCACCCCGTCTTCTATCGCCCTCTTGATATCCTTATATAAGTTTTCTCTTGGATCCATATCTATGATGTATTAATTGATTTCTACTTTTTAAGATCAAGATGATTGAAGTATTCTTCAAGCTCATCCTCGATAATCTTTGTCACTTCTCTCTCAACTTCCGGGGCCATGCCCAAGAACTGACGCTTCGGGATCTTAATGGTCTTACCCACCTTCATCAGCGCCATCGCCCGCCAGAACTCGGCATTAGGATTAAGATTCATCTTGGAAGTCCAAGCATAGAAGCCACCATCAGTCAAAGTGCGACGCTTGCCGCCCTGCTTCTTGGTCATTCCCATCGACTCATAGAACTTGGCTCGAAAATACCGCTTCATCTTCTCTGTTACCTTGATTTCTCCACCTTCGTTATGTATAGCTGCATAAGGAGAGGAAGAAAAGAACGTGATGGAGGTGGCATCGCTCCGGCTCCGAACGCTCTTCCTCAGGTCGCCCGAGGCTACGAGTATATGCCCGTCGCCTCTTATCGGACTTTTCCGTCTTGCCCATGCCTTGGTAAAGAACCCCTGGCGCTCGAAGTTCTTGTCGAACTCATCACCGATCTCCACCCTGATATCACTCAGAATATGTCTGATCACTACCGATAAATCATTATTTCCTGCCATATCCTTATCAGTTTTCAGTGTTCATAGTCCCATCCTTCAAACTTCAGGAAGGGTTCGTCGTCTTTAGGGATTTCATTACGAGGGTCGGCGCTCGCATTCAGCACATTATATAGCTGCCGCTCACTGATGGCGTACTTCGGATAGATGTACCGCCTCCAGATTTCACGATTGGATATGCCCATTTTGGCATATTGGTCGTATATCGCATTGATGTCAGCTACCCGTTTCTTGTAGCTAAGTCCGTTCCTTTGATGAAATTTCCGCAAAACAACTTTCCCTTCCTTACTTACTATTTACAAACGTTATAACATGGTCTCTTTGTTTTTCTACTCTTCTTCCTCTGACGCTTTCTTATCGTCTTTCGGTGCGATGAAGATACGACAGAAACTTGGCTCCATTCTGTGCCAGATGCCCAACTTCGGATCACGCTTGAAGAAGTAGTAATTGGTAGCATTCTTCTGCACCACATTCGACTCCTTGAAAAGCGCCATGATGTCGGCGTATTCCTGGTCGTTGAATTTATCCTCCAGTTCGTAGAGCTTACTGATACTCTTGTAGTCGAGATCTCCGGACTGGTTGCGCTCCAGGAGTGTCATTGCCAACTGGTACATCGGATCATTCTGCCCCTTCTCGCTTTTCTGCATGTACTCCTTCAGGAAGGTGACAAGGCGCTCGGCTGCAAGGTCTGCACGCTCGTCAAAACCCTTCACCTTATTGCAGCTTACCAGGAGTCGGAAGTTTCCGTCCGTAATGGTGTAATTGCGCTGGTCGTCGTTCTTTACCTGTCCGTACTGTCTCATGATGGACGTGAATGCCTCCACTTCGCGCTCAAGCCATTGTTTGAAGCTCTTGGTATCTGACATCACCGTGATAAGATTTTCCTCCACACGGTGCATGAAATCGGCTCGCAGACCCTCGTAGGCATCACGCTTGTCGATACGCTCATTCTTAGCCTCCGCGTTGAGTTGCTGACGGAGCGCCTCTTTCTGTTCGTCACTCAATGATGAGATATCAAACTGTCCCTGCTGAGTATTACCTTCAGCTGGGCTGACTTTTTCTTCTTTTTTGCTCATAACCTAATAGTATTACTTGTGATTGATTAATATTTTGTTCTTTATTCCCAAAGGATTCTTCCCTCTTCATTCTTCCTTCTTCACTTCCCAGTCCTCCCTTGCGCTTGATAGCTCTCAGTTTGCGCTCGAGAGCTTCAAGGTCAGAAATATCCAACTGAGCAAACACCTTGCCGCATATTCTCGGATGAGAGCAGAAATCATTGATGCGCTGCCAGTCTCCGGTGTTGACCCCTAACTCCTGCATCAGATGCAGACAGATGGAGCGGTGCCGCTTGCGCTGATCTCCATACCCGCACATGTTCTCGAGCGCCTTGCACATGTCGGTATATTCTCTCGTCGTCATCTCGCGAAGATGTGAGGTGCGACCCTTCGTGTACGTTGAAACGAGGGCTTCTTTCTGTTCTTCCTCATCTCCATAGTGCGGTACTTTCTTGAAGGCGGCATAAAAACGCCTGTAGTTCTTAACTGATCCTGCCATCCGTATTTCCCTTTAAATTGTACTACGTATATCATTCGAAAGCCGTTTTAATACTGTTCTATCATCTACGAAGCCGTTTACCTCTAAGACTGAACAGTTATTATTTCGTCGTTCGCAAGGCGGTACTCCAGGTAATGTTCACGGGCGATCTCGAGTATATAGCCAACACCTCCAGCCAGGTCCATCTCTTGAAGGATTGGTATATTATCAAAACAGAGGTATATTTTGCCCTCAAATTCTCTCGCCTGCAAGCGGCTAAGTGCCTCGCGTTTGATGTTTCGCTCATGCTTGAGCATCTTCTGGCGGTGAGCTTCTTCTGAGATTTTCTCCCACCATGCCTTGACGGCAATAAATAATTTCTTCATAATTACAAGTATTATTATTAGTTTATAATTTTGTCGCAGCTTTAGCGCTGCATTGTCTTTATCTCAAATCCCGTCGAGTATATAGTCCATACTGTTCAGGTATTCATTTTTCATCGCATCTGCATTCATATCGGACACCTTGCCCGCTACTTCCTCATAGATCTGCGACTGGTCCAGGTAAGAGAAGTCTTTCGTCTTTTCCCTGATGTATTCCATGATTTCATTTACTACCTCTTCCATAATCCTCAAATATTATTACTTGCCTGAATGAGTCCATCCTCCCATATCCTGAAGGTGGCTCCGGCTTCTCCGATGAATCGACCCTGGCAGACTGCCTCGTAGCCGACGACTCTTACTTTCACGCCCGCCATATACTTCAGCCTGACTGCAGGCTTGCCCAATGGCTGGCTCTTTGCTTCCTGCGAGATGAAGATGAAACTCTTTCGGGGAAACTCATTCACCAAGGCTTCTACCTGTGCGTATTCCCAGTGAGAGTACTGGAAGGAGTCCACGATGATGAACTTCGGACCCTTGCGCTGCTTCAGCATCCTTTTCAGGTTCTCCAGGTCCGAATCGATGCAGACTCTGAATCTGCCTTGCTCTTCCTCCATGTGAAACCGCTCGATACGCTCCTTAAAACTCATGCTCACTTTCTCTTCATAAGAGCAGTAGAGCACCACGCCGTATTCGCAGAGTTTCTTGGCGAGCTGCATCACGAAAGAGCTCTTTCCACCAGCCGAAGGTCCCGAGATAAACCAGGTATCATACATATCCGGCTGCCCGAAGCACCGCTCCCATTCTCCACCCCAGGGTATCGGCTTGTAAGTCATCTTCAGTATCTCCCTGGGACTGTATGCTCTTTTTGCCATATTTATCTTAAAAAGCAAGAATGCTCTTTTTACTTTTTTACCTTTTTACTTTTTTACTTTTAAGAGATTTTCAGTTTCTCTATCTCGGTATATACTCGTCTCAGTCCGCCTCGGGTCTGTCTCACGATGGTGGCGATGTCATATCCCTCCGGGGCGTTCACTTTTGCCACGATGGCAGCCTGCTTCATCAGGAACTTCTCGCGCTCCTTGCCGTCGTCGGGTGTCACCTTGCAGTATCGCCCACCGTAACGGCTCAGCATTTCGGTATATCCCACCTTCTTGCAGTCGATGCTTCGGTTGATCTTCTCCTTCAGTCCGTCGGCTCCCATCATATACCAGCCGCAGCAGTGCTCGGTGGCGTTCCAGAGTGCCTTGAGCTCTAAGAAGGCCTCATACTGCAGGTCGCCTGCCTCGTCGAGGATGATAAGCGGTGAGTCGATGGAGCGGAGGTAGTAGGTGAGGTCTTCATATACATCTCCGTAGGTTCCCTTGCTGTCAAGTCCGAACTCTGCCGCTATCTTGCGTATCAGGCGGCGCTTGGTCTTCACCTGCGAGCAGTCTATATAGGCGGCGTTCTTGTGGTTCTGTACGTAATACTTGGCGGTGTAGGTCTTGCCGATATTAGGCTCGTCGCAGAGGATCATCGAGAGGGCGGAACTCTGTGCGGTCTCCAACTGCTTCGTCACGATAATGAAAGTGTCGGTCTTGCCCGTCTTCCATTCTATCTCGTGGCGCAGACTTACGCCCAAGCGTCTGGCCAAGCGTATCCAGTTGCCGTCGCTGATGGTTCGGTCTGTCTGTCCCTGCTTTACCATGGAATAGACTGAGGTAGCCAAACCGAGCACCTTGGCGTGCTTGCTGTCACTGTCGAAGCGGACACGGTCTTGGGCCATCGCCGCCAAAATCTTCTTTTTCTGTTCTGTTGTTATCATTGCCATAAGTTTTTGAAGTTTATATCATGTCGATTGCACGCTGCAGGATATCTTCCTCGGTTTCGTCGTCCGTAAAGACGTCTATTGGCTCCGTGTCCGGCATATCTGCAGTAAGTTCTTTTATCTCTTCCGGTTCGTCGGCCTGACTGCCGGTCGTGCCGACGTCCCTTTCAGTCTCCATCGTTCCGAGAGCAGGAACCATGTTTTTATCTACGTAGGTATTGAACTCTCTTACCTTCTTCTGCTGATGATAGAACTTCCTGCGGTCTTCCTCGGTCTGTTCTGCCATCACTCGGTTGTAGGTTTCTACCTTCTCCACCTGGTCGATGAATCTGTCGCCCTGGAAGATGAACACATCCTGTGGCTTCCCGTCCTCATCCGGCAGGTAGTAGGCGGTCACCTTGTAGTTGTTAGGCGCTAAGCGCTCCAATACTTCGGGCTTGCTCAGCCACCAGTCTGCATAGGCTACTCTTACCGTAGAGTTTCGCCTTACCGAGGTCTCCACCTTCTCGCCGATATATCGGGCAAGGGTAATGGCATCGAATGGGCGCAGGTTCGGGTTGATATGCTCCATCAGCACGTCCCATCGGGTCATACCGGGGTATTTCTTCTGGTTAGGATGCAGTGTATGGTTCCACTCGTAGTTGTCGCGGCGGTCGTCTGCCACAAGCTCATCGAAGGTGAAGTACTGCTTATCCTCCCAGGTATCATTGCCCGCATCGCTTATCTTCTTGGATTCCACTCTGTATTTCCACTTGCCGTAGAATCGGCCGATACCTACGTGGTTGCGGTGAATGATGCGCCGCTTCTTGGCTCCGTTGAGGTTTTCCGCCTGTTTCTCCTGTGAGTTCAGTGGCGCACAGTAGCGCACATAGCTGAATACCGTTCCCTCCTGCAGCAGGGTGTACTTGTATTCCGACATCAGGTGGTTCTCCACCTCAATACCAGCCGGAATGCCCCAGCCATGCTTGGCTATCAGCCTGAACATCTCTCTGAAGCATTCCTTCACTAAGTTCTGGTCCTTATCCCTGGAATAGCTGGCGCCCAGCACGCACTGGCTTACCGAGTCGTAGGCATAGTAGGCTTTCACCCTCAGTTTCGTATCCTTCAGCTTGCGGGTCAGGTCCACGTCATCCATGGTTATCTGGCTCAGCGAGTATTCTCCGGCATGGCGGTGCATGTGAGGCATACTCTCGTGCATGAAGGTGCTCCAGCTCAGCTGACTCTTATCCCAGATAAGCCTGTTCTTAGGCTTGTTCAGGATGTTACGGATGGTGCTGTCGCTCAAACTCTTCGGGTTTCCGTCCTTGTCGCAGAAATCCTCCGGGTTGAACAGCTCGCCCGTCTGAATATCATATACGTCGAGCTCGCCGCATACGAAAGCATCATACAGGTCTTTCACCTGTGAGTTGTAAGGCTTGTTAGGAAGGCATTGCAGGCCAAGCACTAATTTTTCGGTCTTCACATCCACCTTTCGGGTGTTCTGGTTGCCGAACTTACCACTGATCAGTACGCCGTAGCCACCAATCTTATACTCATTCACCTTCTTCCGGAATCTCAGTGTCGATTCGGGTAGGGTATGATGATAGGTCTCCTTCAATACCTTGATGGTCTTGGCCATCATATCCCAGTCGTAGCGTTCGCCCATCAGCTTGCGGTAGGCGGAGGCGCGTTCGTAGAGTTTGATACAGGTGTTGAGTACCGAGGCATTCACCACATACTCCTGGATCTTCTCTGCCGACAGGTCCAAGCCCGTCTGCTGCCTGCTCTGAAAGTAGCACATAGCGTGCTGATCTACCTCATAATTGGAAGTGATCCATCCTCGCAGCCTTACTTCGGGACCTCCGGGAAACACTTCTTTTACAGCTTCCTTATATTTCGTTGGCAAGCTATCTACGGCAATTAACGCAATATTGCCTGCCCCTTTCCCTTGCCGCATGACATTGAGACTGTTTCGGCGGCACATTGACTTGTAACACTCGTAACTCATAATATTATGATTTACAAGGTCATTTATTGATACACAAAGTGTATTGCCGTAATATTCCATAACTATAACCTTTTTTTATTCTTCACTGGTGAAATAATCCCAGTTTCTACCCATACAGATGCCTACAGAGAGACATACGATGGCAGTAATCAGATACCAAGTAATGTCCATAATCTTCTTTTTATGATAATTAATCAGCAAGAAGGCTCTTTTTACCTTTTTACTTTTTACCTTTAAGCTGTTTTTTGGCCATTAAAGCCTTGCACTCCTGTACGTGCCCAGCTGCCTCATCGTTCCATGCCGATGCGTAGCGTTGCAGGGAGGCCATCTCGCTCACCCGGACGTTGTCCGCAGATACCATTTCCTTACCCTTGAAGAAGATGGTAGCATTGCCAGTCTTCTTATCAAACTCCAGCACCGCTCCGTTGGTGAAGTACTGTCTAAAGCTTCCCTCATGGTCGAAGAGTAGGGTGTCATCCTTCTCTGCCACCACCGTCTCCACGCCGCCGTTAATCTTGGCGTACTGGCGGATGCGCTTTGCCTTGTCGCTCATGCCCCGCTTAGGGTCGAAGGTGAGAGCAAGCCAGATAGCTTGGTCTGACACCTTGAAGGTCTTGCGTATTCCTTCGCGTACCTCCGTGCTTACGTCTATTGCTCTTTTCATATTCTAACAATATTATAATTTTATTCTAATGGTGGAGGAAGGCGGAGTCGAACCGCCATACATTCCAGCTACCTCCAAGTTACCGGGAAACGTTGCCCGGCTCGTTGTTAATCCTGATTCTTTCTACCCTTTGAAAACTAAACTTACGGCAAACATTAAGTATTTTTCGCTCAAAATGCTTATCTTTGCATCGAAATACATGTTTCACTTATAATAGATATAGCTTATGTATTTAATGAGAGCCATTGTTACAATCGATTCCCGCCAGATCGAATCTCGCAAAAGCCAGAATGATCTTTAAAAAGCACTAAGCCGTGTTTTGTCATTTTTCCAACCTTACGGAATAATTCCTGAGGATAAGACTGGCCAGTATCAATATTATTACGAGAACGAGGAAGCTGAGATGCTATGTTACTCAAACATTGCAGTCTCTGTAACGCTTCATCGACGGTGTGTAAACTTTCGAGAAGTTGCACTTTTATCTCAGATAGTTCAGACGACAGTAACCTGGCTTGACGATCCAAGCGGTTATTCATATCGTTGCCAAATTCTTGCACCGTATGTCTATGCGAAGAATGGCGATGCTTATGTTTTGCCATGATCTTTTCTTTTTATCGAGGGTGCAACCTTTACCAACGCACCCTTGTGGTTAAACACTCTATTTCTTCTCAACCTTATAGCCCTTACCTCGAAGGTAAGTCGCTACATACTCATCATCACCCACATCTTTGAGCACATCGAAGAGATATCCCTTCACATAGTCTGCAACTGCGCTTGATGATGCAAGCTCGATGTTCTTGGAGATAAACTCCACTTTCTTTGTTCTACCAAGGCCATTGAAGGCCTTCTCTACATTTTCCATCATTATAACTTTTTAAGTTCATAAATTTGCCCAGCTCGCGCTTTTTTAGTATCTTTGGCGCGGTGTTTATCTTAAACACGGTGCAAAGATAAGGAATAATTTTCAACCCTCCAAATATTTTGGGGATAATTTTCGTTTTATGGGCAACATTTTAACAAAAATACAGCAAATAGCCTCTAATGAGGGGATAACTATCGGCGCTTTCGAGCGTTCTATAGGAGCAAGTAAGGGTGTTCTATCTCGTGCTATAGCCAATGGTACGGATATACAAGCTAAATGGTTGGAGAAAATAGTTGAAAATTATCCCCGCTATTCTGCTTCGTGGCTTCTCGCAGGCGAAGGACCAATGCTCAAGACGAGTACTTCCAGCGCCCACGAAACACCATGCCCTGACGAAAAGGAGAGAAAAACGGAGAAAAATGGAGAAAAGCAGAGAAAATCAGAGAAAAATAGAGAATATTCTTCTCGAATTCATAAGCTGCCGGAGGGAAGCATTGAGGGTATTCCACTCATACCTACCAGCGCCATGGCGGGCGCATTCACTTCCGATATCTCCTTCATGGAGTACGAATGCGAGCACTATATCATACCAGACTTTAAGGGCGCCGACTTCCTTATCAGGGTAAAAGGCGACTCCATGCAGCCTACATACTACTCTGGCGACCTCGTGGCTTGTCAGAAGATACCGATGAACGACATCTTCTTCCAATGGAACAAGACCTATGTTCTCGACACCAATCAGGGAGCCATCATCAAGCGAGTACTACCGGGCAAGGATAATGATCATATCTGCATCGTCTCCGATAACGAGAAATACCCGCCATTCGAACTGGAGAAATCATATCTCCACGCCATCGCTCTCGTTAGAGGTATCATCCGTCTGGAGTAA